AAGTCTCTTGCATTATGATTTAAAATATTATCGTATTCTTGCTCGGTAAGATTGTTATGATATAGCATTTTTGCTACACCCATCATTGCACCCGCTAAAAGTATCTGGTCTTCTTGACTTGTTACACCTGTATCAGCAAAAGTCATTAACTCAGTAAAATATTCCTGTAATCTAACTGTTGCGCTTGTCATTTTGTTTTTCTAAATTAACATTTGCACGTAATTGTGCAATATCTTCTTGTGAATCTATCTTATCTTGAGCTATTTTAGCAGTTTGTTGTAGTTTTGCACCTTCCAAATCAAGTTTTTGTTGATCATTTTGTGCTTTTCGTTGAATATCTTGACCTTTTAGCTGTAATTCTTGCTGTTTTAGCTCAACAAGTGGGTCTGAACCCTGTCCTGCCATTGCTTCTTGCTCTTCAACGAACATTTCTTCAATATATTCTGTAATTTTAGTCGCAACTTGACGTTCAACTTCTTCTTGGAACTGCGCTTGTAGATCTGGTGGTAGTTGTCCGCCAAATTTTCTTGCTTCTTGTTCAATAAGAGGAGCATTTTCTGATTCTATTTGTTCTCTTGCTAATAAAGAAACATGTTCCATGACATGTGCTTGTAATAAAATGGTTGCTTGAGGATTTGAGCGTACCAACATAGAAGACATAAATGTTCTGTGAGCATCAATGTGTGCTTGATGATCTTGTTGTCTAAATGCAAGTAATTTTTGTCCAAGTAATGAATCAGCATTCTCTAAACCAGGATCTTTTGGTGCTGGTGGTTTTGGTGGAGGAAGAATAGCGTCTATGTCTTTTACACCGAGTGATTGATACATTCTTTTATAGGCTTCATATAAGTTATGTGATTGTGGATCAGACTGTGCCATTTGTAATTGTGTTTGTGCCAACGTAACACGTTGAGACATAGAAAAAATATTAGGGTCAGACACAGGCATAATATCAACACGTTCATCAAAATCAGATGTTTTGATACTTGGTACAGCGTTATCATTTAGTGTGTACGGATACTGAGGAGGTAAAAAATCTCTAAATACTTTTGCAAGTAAATTAAATTCTGTTTTTTGTGCATAGTGTAATCTTTTATGTATTGCACTCATGACTCTTGATCCTCTTTCGATCAACGCCATTGTTGTTCCTACAGGTGCATTTGCTGCTACACTATCTCCAATTTTTTGATCAGCAATAGAAGCAAAACGTTGCCCTGCTTGTACAACAAATCCTAGTAATTGAAATAAAGTTTGATCAGCCCCTTTGTAAGGTAAAGGCATTAGTCCTGCACGCAAGTCACCACTTGGTGCGTCTACATCTCTAAACTCACCAGGTTGTATTGGAGAATCATCATCAGCAATACGTAAACCTCTAGCCTTAAAGCCTGCTGGTAAATTTGCTAATGTGCCTGCATCAAGTAGTTGTCGAAGAGCTGCTGTTGCTGTTCTTGATAAACCACCAAGCATATGAATTAACCCATAACCATAAAAACCTAAACCAGGTAGAAATTTGTAATGAACAAAATATTGTTTTTTCTTTTTTAAAGAATCTTTTTCATCATAGTTTCTGTACACCGATAAAATATTGCCAGAGCCCTCATCAATAGTAACAATATAAGGAAGTTTAATTCCATCAGGATCTTCAAATCCTGGCACATCTAAGTCACAGTGTATTTCTAGTAAAGTATATTGATCGTTTTTATAACCACTACCTGTTTCCTTTACACCATCCAAACGATTAATTTCTGTTTGAATACTGCTCGTATCAGAATCGGTATATTCCTCTAAGTCTACATCACGATAAAAACCTGTTACTTGTAGTTTACGAATATCATTTTCTGTTCTTTTTAAAACATGTGTAACACGTTCCGCTGTAGCTAAATCAGTTGCTGTGTAAGGAACAATTAATTCTTCACTGGGGATAAACTTTGATACAGCTCTTCCCATTGTAGAATCATAGTATACCTTTTTAAAACTAGAGCCTGATAAAGGTAAGTAGAAAAGCATTTGATCTAAATCAGGATCAAAATCTTCCATAACATGCATGATTTGATAATTCATGAAATCCTGCACGCGCTGTGCTTGTTGTTCTTTTTGAGGATCTGCTTTGCCAATAAGTTGTGTTCTTACAGGGCCATTAGCAGGTAATAATTCTTTATAGGCTTGCGCTTGAAACTGTGTAACAGTCTCTGATAATAAAGGATGCGTTACACCGCTTGCTCCTTGAAAAGGTTGTGATCTATCTTCATATTTAAATCCAAGCAATTTTAATCCGTTTGCGTAAGCATCATACCACTCTTCTCGAGAGGAACTATCTTCTTTATATTCACCAATCAAATCAGATGAAATATTTTGCAAATCTTTTTCGTCAATATATTCGGCTAAGTTAGAATCAAATTCTACTTCTTCTTGTTCATCGACTGGATTAATTAATGCTCCACCATCTTCTGTCATTTCAATGTTTTCAATTGTTAATTGATCTTCGGGTGTTTCAATAGTAACAGATTCTGCTTCTAGTTCTGTTGGTTCCCCTGTAATTCTTCTATCTACGGCCATTCTTATACCTCAAATATATCAATATGCTCGACAAGTCCACCTTGTGCTTTGTGTGTCTTATATGGTTCTAGCATTTCAGGAGTAATTTTAATAGCAAAAACTGGCTCCATGTCTTTTTTGTTAGGTATGGAGATAGGCTGAATTCTATAATTTGGATTTGATACAAGTAGTTCTCTTGCTTGATCTTCATTGGTTAAGGTTGCTACCATGTTACCATTTTGATCGGTGACACGATATTGTGTTGCTCCTTTTCCACTTTTTAATTGTACAGGCATGGTAATAATTTCTGAATTATTACTCTGTGCTTGTTTCTTCAAAATCTTTTCTAGCGTCGAGGTGTAGTGTTTTCCGCTTTCATCAACAGCATTAGGCCCACCATAAAACTCGTCCATACCAATACCTTTGTATTGTGAATCTATAAATTGACCGTTTCTTTTAAAAGCATCAAAGCGTCGTTGTTTATCAGCTGCTCTCTCGGCTGCAGATGTCGAAGCATCTCCTTTAAAATTATATCGGTTACTGACATATTTTGATGGTGACACCGCATAATACGATGACGCATCAGGATCTTTTAAGACAAACTTTCTGTATGCTAGTTCGTAGAGATCTTTTTTAATTAAAGCATCTGCCCACTCGTCTCTATTCTTAAATGGTAAATCAGGAAAGAGTCCTGCCATTGTATTAGAGTCAACGGACAATACTTCATCTAACATGTTATTAATATTATCATTCAACAATCCTGCTAAACGATCTATTTCTGGTTGATCTATTTCTCTTGTTGCAATGTAGTTATTGACAATATCATCCACCTCCGTTTCTAGTTTATTAATACGTTCTGCTATAACATTTACTTCACCCTCTGTTTTCGTCAGCGGTCTAAAGACGGATTTATTCTTTTCATAAAATTCTATTGTTGCCTGCGCTACGCGGTTTAATCCTTCTAAATTTGTATTTGCTGCCCCTTCTTCTTGTATTTTTTTAAGGGCCGCGGCCAGTTGTTGTTTGCGCCCTGCCGCTGCTTGTAATAAATCGGATTGTATCTCATCGGCAAACGTCACACGAACCACGCCGCTCGGATCAACGCCCGATCCTTTGGTTATCTGTTCTTGTAACTCTCTATTTTTAACAACGAGCTCATCCATTTGATTCACTAAACCTGGGCTTATCTCATCTAACTGATCTGCATATTTTGCTATGATAGATAGTTTAGGAGTATCACCCCCGAAATCAATCATTATGTCATTAATGTCTTCTTGACTCATTCCTCGTTGATTAGCTAGTCGTTCTATTTTACTTCTTGCTTCAGCATATAAACCTTGCAAACTTCGTTCATTTTTTGTTTTTTCTTTTGTGAGTTTACTTACATTTATTTTTGTTTGTGGTCCTTCTACCTTTGGTGGGACAAACCCATAACGGTCCGAGAGCCGCGTCCAACCGACAATGTATGTATCTTCTTCATTTGGTATACCGAATTCATGACGCTGTATAGTCTCTCCACCAAACATGGACTGCGGATAATTGCCTGTGTCACCTGGTAATTTATCTCTGTTAATATATAAAACTCTCTCACGTTGTGTATCTGGTATAGAACCAGGTTCAAAGTATCCTGAATAACGTGTGCTTTTCTCGCCATTTGGATTAATGATCTCGGACCCCGAGCCTGTTGCGTGCACTCGCATACCACTGATCGGCGCTGATCTAACTTGTGAAAGAATTTCTGTTTTAGGTATAGGAGAAGCATCATCGTATAATTTAAGAAGGGCTCCGATACGATAATCGTCAACCTCGGATTTTTTAATTCTGTTTTTGTTTAAGAAATCAAGAACCTCTTGTTTGTTTGCAAACTCTTCTGGAGCATTAGTCATTGCACGTTCTATGTCTGAATAAAACACAGACGTCATTGGTTGGTTTGTTAATGGTGTAACCTCAACAGGCATTGTTGGATCTAATTCTACTTGTTCACTAGGTGTAGGATCAAATATATCTTCCTCTGCTCTTTTAGCTTTTTCTGTTTCTAAACTTTGCGATTGTTTCTTTGTTGGATTTGCTAATTTTTCTTTTGGTGTTGGTATTGGTGCAACCTCATTAACAGGTGCTTTACCAAAAGCTTTAAACAAAGGTAGCATAAGATTTGCTGTTTCATATGATCCTTCGGGTAAAGAATCTTCTGGCACTTCAAAAATATCTAGATCCTCAGTTACCTCTCCACCGTAAGCAAAATTTTTGACCATACCACCTTCATTCATAGGATATCCAAATATAGCATCACTTGCTCCAATTTCCAAATTCCGTAACTCTTTTTCAATATCTTTTGCTTTACCATATATATTATCACCAACTTTTGTTTCTATCCCTAAGTCTTCTAACTCTTGAACAACTTCTTCTATTTTATAAGGGCTTTCATCAGGGTTGTTAAGAATGTTTTTTATCTTATTTCTTAATCCTGTTTCTTTACCGTTTGATTTTGCGGATTGTAAAGTAAGATTATCTAATTCTAAAGCTAAAAGAGCGTCTTCTGAAATTGCAGTTATATGACCAATTTGAGCTTGATCGACATCATAACCTAGATCAATAAATTCTTGTA